GAAATTGAAGTTTTATCTAGAATGATTAAGCAGATAGTTTCTGACATCAGTAAGACTTTTTCTAAAATGTTCGATAGCTTATTTAATTATTTAGAAAATTCGGAGGTAAAATTTGAAGAAATTGAGCAACAAGGAACTTCAACTACTGGACCAAGAACTATTCAAGTTCCGAGGTATCCAGCGAACTATAGAGTTACGCAGGCTGGAGCTAACTACCAGAAACCCAGACAGCCAAAGTGGGGCTTCAATCGGAATCAGCAAACCAACAGAAAACACAGTGATGAAATTTGCTACTGATGTGACTTTGAAGAATCTTGAGCTGTTCAAAGAAACTGTTGAATCATTTAAGAAGCAACTGACATGGGAACAGCTTGATATATTCTACCTAAGATGGGGACAAGCAAATCTTGATTGGGAAGAAATTGCAGAAAAGCAATTTGTTAGCAACGCTACAATTTACCGCAAGCGTGCTGGCATTTTGGAAACGTATGCCAGAATGAAAGGTGTACTATAAATTGAGAATATAAGTTATTGTATTCTCACACAAAATAAAATACTATAATCTTGTTCATGATAATCAAATCATGGATGAGAGGGTCTCCTAATAGTTGTTAGGGAGTTAGCTCAAATGGTAGAGCGTACTGACGGAAAACAGTAGGAGCAGGTTCGATTCCTGCACTCCCAATTCCTTATGAAAATCAATTTTAATATAGAGAGGGGGAACCGTATGGAAGAGGTCTCACCCATTAAAGACACAGATGACATTCAAGCGATGAAAGACTATCTGAGAGAATGGAATGAAATGTATTACATGCTATTCATCACTGGTCTCAATACAGGCTTGCGTGTTGGTGATATCCTCACACTCAAAGTCAAAGATGTTCAAGGATGGCACATCAAACTACGAGAGAGAAAGACTGGCAAACAGATTTCCCGTAGAATGACGAAAGAACTGAAACGAGAAATGAGAAAGTATGTTGAAGGGAAGCCATTCCATCATTTCTTATTCAAGAGCAGGCAAGGAGGAAACAAGGCCATCACTCGTGAACGAGCCTACCAGATCATCCATGAAGCTGCTGAAGAATTGGGCATTGACAATGTGGGAACTCATACAATGCGCAAAACATTTGGATACAAATACTACAATAAAACAAAGGACGTAGGCACACTACAGAAGATGTTCAATCACTCATCTCCAGCCATAACGCTGAGATATATTGGAATTGAACAAGCTGAACTAGATGATGCTTTAAGAAACTTTGTTATTTAATTTTATAATTTTGACATTAACATAATGAGTTAGGCATAAGCTAGAAAAAGAGAAACGAATGAAAGCTATATCCTAAAAGGATTTCAAAAACAAGGCGAGCTTAACAAAATATAAGATATGTGAAAGTGAGGGGGAGAAACATGCTAAAAGATGGAATAATAAAAGTGAAGGTTTTCGGGAAAGATAAAAATGACAAGAGAGATGATAGGTCTGTAGTTCAACTGGAAAACAGACTTACCGTTTCAATTCCGGAGTCCATGATTTACACAGGATTCAAACCAACTGTGAAACGATATGTTGCGAAATGGTTTGAGGAACATAAACATGATTTAGATAAAAGCATTTGTCAAGTTGTTGTATCAGGCGGAAGAATCGCCTCAATAACCGAATTCAGTGAATTCGAAATATGGTTTGGAGAGACACAAAATCCTATCAGAACACTAATTAATATGTTACAGTTCGGATATGATGTAGAAGAAGAAAAGTGCTATAAAATAAAATTAAAATCATCTGGACAATACCTCTTGAGAAATCCTGATGAAGACACAATCTTTTTTGGTGACACCAGAATCTTTTCAAGACTTACAAAATGGCAATTAGAAGAATCCGGGTTTGGTTGGGTCTTTGATTGTGAAGGAATTGAAATAGAGGAGATAGAATGATGGCTATAAATAAAATCATTTTTCATTTAACAAACAATAAGACCGCTGAGTCTTTTGGTGTGAAACAATCAGATATTGACCGTTTAGCTAGCCAGTTTAATGATGGCCATCTAATGCGTATTAACAACCTCTATATTAACCCTAGAGAATTATTAGCATTCATCATTGAAGAAACTGAGGAAGCAGAGTGATGCGGTATTTTAAAATTTTATGTATTTTAGCTTTTGGAATATTACTAGCATCATGCCATAAGATTTCAAGTGGAACCATCACTGATAAATATATCGAAGAACCAAAAATGATATTGATGCCAATTTCATCTGGAAAGACAACGGTGCTAGTTCCAATGGAAACCGATAGAAAATATTTTATAACCGTTAAAGGAAAATCAGGAAACAAAACTATTGAGGAAGATTTTAAGGTGAGCAAAAAAGATTTTGAACATTTTAAGATTGGTGATAATTTTAAGACAGATTGAAAGATGAGAAAATAAGCTCTTGTTTTCTTACATAAAATAAAATATTATGATAGCATAGCTTTCGAGTATGAGGGGGACAGCCAACTAGTTTGGTCTGTCCTTTTTGTGTGAGGAGGATTAAATGTATAACAAAATTGTCAGACCTTCTTTGAAGACAAAGAAGTGGGAGAAGTTCCGGGATAAGATTCTAAGAAAATATAATTATCTATGTCAAGAGAGTTTGAGATATGGAATATCAGAACCGGCTGAAATGGTTCACCATATTTTTCCTGTGTCAGAATTTCCTGAGCTAGAATTTCAAGAATGGAATTGCTTACCTCTAACTAACAAGCGACACAATACTTTTCATGACAGAACAAATGATAAAGTTATTGGTCAAGGAATTTTTTGGCAAAAGAAACGAAAAAAGGAATTTTTGAATTTTTACAAAAATCAAAAAAACGAAATTTTGTAAAAATCGAATTTTTCAATTTTTCAATTTTTGATTTTTTCGATTATCCCCCCCATCGAAAAAAATTTTTTTAAAGCGTCTGGGAACCGGTGAAGGGAACTTTTTCCAAGTCGGAGGCCTCCAGACAAAAAGGGGATAAAAACTAAAGGGATTTCAGGAAGGAGGCCTAGTTTTTGGCAAAACCAATAACAGCTAAATCAATAAAGTCAAAAATCATCAAACAGATGAAAGAGCTTGGAACCTATCGCAAAGAATTTGACATGATCATTGATATCTTTGCAGGTATGCTCTATCAGTATCAGAAACTTGCTCAGAATTATGCTGACATGGGCTATCCTGTCACAGATGTCTATGTGAACAAGGCAGGAGCTGAGAATGAACGTAAGGTCCCCATCCTGACAGCGATGGAAATTCTACGGAAAGACATACTCAGCTATTCCAATCAACTGATGATGAATCCTAAATCATTGGGTGAAGTGGTAGAGCAAGATAATGGATCAGTTCTCACAGAGGTTCTGAAGTTTAAAAATGAACTGAAAAAGAGGCGAGTGAAAGATGGATAAAGACTTTGAAAAACGTTTTGCCGATTTTCGCCACGCTACAACCAATCTTGGAAAAGCTAAAGCCTATGTTGGTTATGTCCTGAACTATCAAGAGGAACATAACGAAGAACGGATTTTGGCTGCTGAACGCTTTTTGAGGGATTTAGAAAATCCAGCATATGAGCTTGATGAGGATATAGTTGATTTTGCAGTTCACTTCATTGAGAACTCTATTGTTCATCAACAAGGAGATGACATGTTTGCCATGTCTATCCGTAACAAGCCTTTGATTTTGCAACCGTGGCAACATTTCACAGTTGTCAATCTCTTTGGGTTCTATCACGCTGGTACGAATGAGCGTAGATTTAAGGAAGCCTTGATAATGCTGGCACGGAAAAACGGCAAGACCAGTTTTACTGCTGCTATTGCTCTGCTTTATCAGATTTTGGATGCTGATAGTGGTTCAAAATGCTATATCGTAGCCAACTCTGTCAAGCAAGCGCTGGAAGCCTTTAATTTCATCAAGTTCAACGTAGAACGATGGAATGACAAATCTATCCGTATCAAAGACAATAACCAAGAACACTCTATCACAGCTAATTTTGGAGATGATGGGTCATTCTATATTCAGGCTTTGGCCAACGATGAAAGCCGTTTGGACTCTCTCAATGGAAATGTCACGGTCATTGATGAAGCTCACACGATGAGGAACAGTAAGAAGTATGGTCTTATGAAGAAAACAATGTCAGCATACCGAAACAGTATGCTTTTTGTTATCTCAACTGCTGGTGATATTCCCACTGGATTTCTTGCTAACCGTTTGAAATACTGTCAGAAAGTGCTTAAGCAGTTGGTACAGGATGAGGCTTTATTTATCTTTATTTGTAAAGCCAATCAGACAACGGATGGCGATGTTGGTGACTATCTTGATGATAATGTTTTGAAGATGGCAAATCCGTCTTGGGGTGTCACGGTGTCCATGCCTGCTTTGAGAGCTGAAGCAGAACAGGCATTGAATGATCCACAGACTAGGAATGAGTTCTTCAATAAGACACTGGATGTCTTCACCAACTCAATGAACGCTTATTTCAATCCTGATGAGTTTATTGCTAGTGATGACTGTTATGACTGGACTATTGAGGAGCTTGCAAGGCTTCCTATTCGATGGTATGGAGGGGCTGACCTTTCAAGGCTGCATGACTTGACCGCTGCTGCTCTTTATGGTGTGTACAATGACGGGGAAAAAGATGTTGATATTTGTATCACACACGCTTTCTTCCCTCGTGTCAATGCTCAAAAGAAAGCCAATGATGATGGCATCCCACTTTTTGGGTGGCAATCAGATGGATGGCTGACTATGAGCAACACTCCAACAGTCCTCTATGATGACATTGTTAAATGGTTCATAGAGATGAGAAAGAAGGGCTTCAAAATTGCTGCTGTCGGTATGGACAGGAAATTTGGTAGAGAGTTCATGCTAAAAATGAAGCAAGCTAAATTCAAAATGATTGACCAGCCTCAGCTATTCTATTTGAAATCAGAGGGATTCAGAAGAATTGAATTGAAAGTGAAGAATAAAGAATTTTATTATGTGCATTCGGACGCTTATGAGTATTGTGTCAGCAATGTCAGAGCCATTGAGAAAGTAGATGATGCTGTCCAGTATGAGAAATTGGACGGGGATGGCGGTACAGCAAGAATTGACTTGTTTGATGCGAGTGTTTTCGCTTGTATTCAGGCGCTTTCTAACCTTGGTAAGAATAAGAATGTGATGGCTTACTTTGATTAAGTAGAAAGGAGGTGAGAAATATGGGAATCTTTGACAAATTATTCAAGCGTGGAAAATCTCAAACGATGTTCACAAGCTTTGGAAATTCAGATCTTGGCATCATGTATGACGGTGATGGCTACATTCCATTAGCAAGGAATCCAGATGTGATCATGGCTGTCAATAAAATTGCTGATATGGTTTCAAACATGACAATTCAGCTAATGGAAAACACAGAATCTGGTGATGTAAGAATCAAGGACGGTCTGGCCCGTAAGATTGACATCAACCCTTGCGATCACATGACAAGGAAATCATGGATCTTCAAGATTGTCCGGGATTTACTTCTATATGGCGATGGGAATTCTGTGCTACATGTAGAATATGATCCGATGACTGATTACATCAGCAATCTCAGACCGTTCCCAATGTCAGAAGTGTCATTCAAAAGTAATGATCTGACATACATGATCCATTTTAGGGACACTGATTTCAATCCAGATGAAGTGGTCCACTTTGCCATCAATCCAGATCCAGACCGGCCTTATATTGGGACCGGTTTTAGATTTGCCTTGAAAGATATTGTGCGTAATTTGAACATGGCCACACAGACAAAAAAAGGATTCATGAATGGGAAGAACGTTCCAAGTCTTATCGTGAAGGTTGACTCATCCAGTGAGGAACTTGGAACTGTTGAGGGTCGGGAGAAAATCGCTAAGAAATACCTGACAACAAGCCAATCCGGGGAACCTTGGATTGTTCCTGATGCCTTGATGGAAGTGGAACAAGTGAAGCCATTAAGTTTGAATGACATCGCTTTGAATGAGTCGGTAGAAATTGATAAGAAAACAGTGGCTGGAATGTTAGGAGTTCCGGCTTTTGTTTTGGGGGTGGGAGATTTCAACAAAGAAGAATACAACAACTTTGTGAACACAACCATCATGAGCATCGCAACAACGATTACTCAGACGCTTACAAGAGATCTACTGACTTCAACAACACGTTACTTCAAATTCAATCCACGTTCACTGTACTCTTACGACATTACAGAACTTTCAACTGTTGCTCAACAAATGACCAACAGTGCTGCAATGCGTAGAAATGAGTGGAGAGATTGGGTTGGTATGACTCCAGATCCTGAAATGGATGAAATTATTGTTCTTGAAAACTATCTGCCACAAGGCGAGTTAGGCAATCAGAACAAACTAAATAAGGAAGGAGGAAATGCCAGTGAAGAAACGTAATTCCTACATCGCTACTCAATTTGAGACACGAGAAGAACAAGAATCTGGTGACTTGATCCTGAGTGGCTACTTCATCCGGTTCGATGAAGAAACTGAGCTGTGGCCAGGCTATTTTGAAGTGATCAAACGTGCAGGAGTGGAAGAAGCAATCAAAAATGCTGATATCCGTGCATTATTCAATCATGATCATAACCTAGTTTTAGGGCGCACAGGAAACAGCACAGTGAGTCTCAAAGTTGATGACAAAGGCCTCTATGGTGACATTATCATCAACAGGAATGATCCTGACGCTATGGGAGCCTATGCCCGTGTACAGCGTGGGGATATTGTTGGATGCAGTTTTGGATTCATGCCTATTAAGGTGGACACTATTGAGCGTGAAGATGGTTCCTATCTTGATACAGTGCTAGAGCTTGAAATCTTTGAAGTCAGCCCTTGCACATTCCCGGCTTATCCACAGACTGAAATTGCTGCACGCAAGAAAGACTTTGAATGTCTGAAACGTGCTAATAGTGAAGCGTTAAATGAACGCAAAATGAAAATTAAGGAGAAATACAATCTATGAACAAAGCATTGATTCTGGGCGCACGTATGCGCACTAAAGCAAACAAGATTGTTGAATTGGAAGAAGCAATTGAAGAATTGAACAACCGTTCAGTAATCGAAGCAGAAAAATTGGACCGTGCTGAAACTGAGGAAGAAGTTTCAGCAGTTGAAAAGAGCCTTGAAGATCTTCAAAAAGAATTAGAAGAGAAGCAGGCAGAAAAAGCAAAACTTGAAGAAGAAATTGAAGATCTTCAAAAACAAGTTGATGAACAAAACCGGAAAGCCCCAACATTCAAAGATGTTGAGCAACGTGGAGGAAAGAAATTGGAACAACGTGACGCAATTGCTAAATTCATTCGTACTGGTCAAACTCGTGACATTGAAGGTCTTAAAACAACTGACTCTGGAAGCGCTGCTTTGATCCCAACTGAAGTGTTAAAACCTCACTTCCTTGAAAAGACACGCAATCCACTCTTGGATCTTGTCCAACGTGTTCAAGTGAATAGTGGTTCGGGTAAATATCCAGTTATCAAGAAGACAGATGGGAAAATGGCTTCTACTGATGAATTGAAAGCAAATCCTGAGCTTGGAAAACCAAAGATCAGTGAAATTGATTACTCAATCAAGACTTACCGTGGATACATTCCTGTGTCTCAAGAAATGATTGATGATGCAGACTACGACATCATGTCTATTGTAGAAGATGAAGTAGTCAATCAAGGTGAAAATACTGAGCTTTCATTAATTCCTGCTGTCCTCAAAACAGCTACTCCAGCAGATGCTGCTGGATTAGATGGCATCAAAGACATCTACAACAAGAAATTAAAATCAATCTACAAAGCAAGTATTGTTGTAACTCAATCAATGTTTGCAGCGCTTGACAAGGTCAAGGATAAAAATGGGGAATATATGCTTCAACCAGATGTTACATCACCTACAGGCTATTCATTTGGTGGTAAAAAGATTTATCCAGTGGATGACACCCTATTTGGCAATGAAGGTGACATGAAGTTCTTTATTGGAGATGTTGCTGAATTCGTTAAATTGTTTGACCGTCTTCAAGTATCAGTTAAATGGATTAACAATGACATCTATGGCCAATTGCTTGGGCTCTTCCTACGTCTTGATGTCAAGAAAGTAGATGAAGCTGCTGGATTCTTTGGCACATACACTGATGTTGTAGCATAAGGAGGTATCACATGCCCTATACAGTAATCCGTCCATTCAAGGACATGCGTGATGAAGAACAACATGAATATCAAATTGATGATGTCTTTCCACGCAAAGGCTATGAACCTGATCAAGAGTTTGTTAAAGGACTCTTGACAGGCTTTAATTCAGCAGGTTCAATCTTCATCACTGATGAAGTGGTAAAGAAAGCTACTAAGAAAGTAGAAGAGGCTGCTGAAGAAGTGGAAGAAACTGCTGAGAAAGCAGAAGAAACCACTGAAGAAGTGGAAGAAACCACTGAAGAAAAACCAAAACGCAAGAAAGCAACCAAGAAAGAGGAAGAATAGCATGGACAATGGTCAGTTAGTGGAATTACTTAAAATCAAATTAGGAATTGCTTCAAATTTGCGAGATAAAACACTAGAGAAGATTGTCTCAAGCGTCATCAGCGAATTAACAAACAATCTGGGTGTTGAATTGGTTCCAGATCGTGCTGACCATGAAATGTTCATTGTTGACTTTGCTGCTTATCGCTATGAAGGCGGTGTTGATCTACCACGTCACCTTCAATGGCGCTTGCATAATCTGCAAATCTCTTCCAAGAAAGAGGTGTGAAATGTGGAATGATGAAATCACATTGATAGGTTTTAAAATTACAGGCAAGGACAAGCTCAAGCAAGATCTGACTGAGAAAGTAAAGACTACAATCTTTTGTAAGAAGAAATCTATTACACGGTCCGAATTTTACCAAGCCAACCAGGCTGGCATCCGGCCAAATCTGATTGTTGACATTCACAGTTTTGAATACGACAATCAGGAGTTTGCTGAATTTGGCGGTAAAGAGTACCGGATTTTGAAGACATATCCAATCAACCTCAACATCCTTGAATTGACTTTAGTGGAGAAAATGACATGAGCCAAGATCTAGCCAGTCAAATTGCTAAAGCATTAGCAGAGTATTCCACAGAAGTTGAAGAAGAAGTGGATAAGATAGCAGAAGAAACAGCAGAAGAGACCGTCCAAGAATTGAAAACGACAAGTCCAAAACGATTTGGAAAGTATGCCAAAACGTGGAAGAAAAAGAAAATGGGGAAAGGTAATTTTGTAGTACACAATACAAATTACCGTCTCCCTCATTTGCTTGAATTTGGACATATCAAAAGGAACGGGGGACGGGTTTCCGGCATCGTACACATCAAGCCGGCAGAAGATCACGCTATTGAGAATTTTGAAAAGAAATTGAAGGAGCTTGGAAAATGAAGCTGTCAGAGTTTGCAGAAATTTTGGAACAAGCTGGGTTGCCAGTCACTTATAAGGCATTTAGAGAAGGTAATGTCCCTTCACTGCCTTACCTCATCTATTTTGAAAGCTTACCAACAATCACAGGAGCAGACAATCAAGCATCATACAAGATCCGTGCTGTCACTGTGGAATTAGCCTTTGAACGAAAAGATGAGGAATTAGAAGAACGATTGGAAGAGCTGTGGAATAGCCACAAGCTCTTTTATGATGTTCAAGAAGAAAATTTTATTGAATCAGAAAGACTATTCGTGAAGTCTTATGAAGTCTATCTATATTGAGGAGGAAAGAAATGACTGAAAACAAAGTTACCTATGGACTTGAAAATGTCCATGTGGCACCAATCCAATCCATCAGTGAAACAGGAGTGATCACTTATGGACCGGTCTTCCGTTTTCCGGGAGCAATGGAATTGACGCTAGACCCTAAAGGGGATTCTGGCTCAGTGAAAGCTGATAACATTGATTATCATTTCATCAATTCAAATGAGGGATATGAAGGTAAGTTCAAAGTCCCACACATTATTGAAGCATTCGCTACAAAAATCTTGGGCGATATCAAAGACACTACAACAGGAGTCATCACAGAAAAAGCAGATGCCAAGACAACCAACTTTGCTCTTATGTTTGAATTTGCCGGGGACGCTAATAAAACACGTCATGTCATGTACTACTGTTCAGCAAGTCGCCCATCAAGTGGATCATCTACCAAGAACGGAACTAATGTAAATGAACGTGAATTGAGCTTCAATGCCAGTCCTCGTCCCGGTGATCAGGTCGTGAAACGTTCCATCACATCAGCGGATGATCAAGAAGTTTATAAGAAATGGTTCGAAAAGGTCTATGAACCTACTCAAGTTTAGGAGGTCTTAAATGCGTAAGAGTGTGATCATTAGTGAAAAGGAGTATGAGCTTGTAACCAATGCTTACACTCCTATCGCTTATAAGAGTGAGTTTGGGAAAGATTTCTTCCAAGATTTATTTGGAATGCTCTCAAACCAAAATATCATGGCAATGGCTGAGAATGGCAACAATGAAGTTGACATCAACATGCTGGCCAACTTTGACATGACCTTCTTCAATCGCTTGTTTTGGGTTTTCGTTAAATCAGGGAATCCACACATCAAGCCTTATGAACAATTTTTCATGGAGATGGAGGAATTTCCATTACAGGACATCGCTCCAATTCTAATGGAAATGATCAACGACACGATGACATCAAAAAAAAACCAGATGAGTCAGAATCAGCCAGTGATGAAATCTTTACAGTAGAATCCTACCTTTCTTGCTGTAAAGAGACCGGGCTTACAATTGATGATCTGAAGCACATTTCTATTGGAATGGCTCTAGATTACCAAACAGATTATGTGAATTTGCGTACTGAAAACAAATCAGAGACACGCAAGGCCACACAGTCAGATTTTGACTCATTTTAGTCTGAAACAGAGTGCTGAGAGGAAGAATCTGAGGTCAAGTTCATCGAATAGATGGACGATTGACCACAAGAAACCTTTAGGCGCTCTTTATATTTTTATGTGAAAGGAGGAAATATGGCCGGTAATATTAAAGGGATAAAAATTGAAATTGGCGGTGACACACAGCCCCTTCAAAATGCCCTGAAAAAAGTAAATTCTGCCTCTATTGAAGCAGCAAAAGAATTGAAGAGCATTGACAAGGCTCTGAAATTTGATACAGGGAACGTGACCCTATTGGCTCAAAAACAAGAAGTCCTTCAAAAGCAAGTCTCAACTACCAAAGAAAAATTGGAAACATTGAGGCAGGCACAGGCACAAGTTGAAGCTCAATTCAAGAGCGGTGACATTGGTGCTGATCAATACCGTGCATTTCAACGGGAAGTGGTCCAGACAGAGAACATCCTGAAGGGCTATGAGAACAAGCTTGAGAATGTCAATAAGGCATTAGATGGAAATGGTAATGCTACCAAGTCCAACCGGGAACAACTGAAAGAGCTTCAAAATGAGCAACAGCGCCTTGCAAGTGAAGGTGACAAAGTTGTCAGCTCATTCAAGTTACAAGAAAGCCAAATGGGTTCCAATGCTAGTGAAGCAGATAAGCTTGCCCTTGCTGAACAGAAGATTGGGAAGCAAAGCGAGATTGTCGCCCAACAGATTGAAAACCTTGAAAAACAATTGGCTCTTGCAAAACAAGAGTATGGCGAGAACTCAACAGAAGTCAATAAGCTAGAGACTCAACTGAATGAGTTCAAGGCTGCCTTCAACGGGCTTGCCAATGAAATGGAAAATCTGGGCGAGTCAGGAAAGAAAGCTAGTAGCGGTCTTGAAGAAACAAATAGGCTTCTAAAAGCTGAATTGTTGAATCAATTCTCTGAAAAGCTATCTGAAATTAGTCAAAAGTTGGTTGATTTTGGTAAGAGCGCCCTTGATGCGTTCCGGGAAATTGATGAGGGAATGGACACCATTGTCACCAAGACCGGTGCTGGTGGGAAAGCTCTTGAAGAAATGCAAGGCATTGCTAATGGCATAGCCACTGAGGTCCCTACTGATTTCAGCACCATCGGGAATGCGGTTGGTGAAGTCAATACTCAATTTGGCTTGACAGGAGATGCACTCAAGACCACATCTGTTGACATGATCAAATTCGCAGAAATAAACGGATCTGACATCACAAACGCAACAATCCAGTCAAAACAAGCATTGGAAGCCTATGGGTATTCTGTTGACTATCTATCTGATGTACTTGATACTACCACTTATGTGGCACAATCCACAGGGGTTTCTGTTGATGATCTGATGAAAAAAGCAACAGATGGAGCGCCTCAAATCAAGATGCTTGGTCTTGAATTTGATGAAGCTGTCGCCCTGATTGGTCAGCTTGAACAGCGTGGGGTTGACTCATCAGCAGCATTGTCAGGAATGACAAAGGCAGCAGGAGTCTACACCAAAAAAGGAAAGACCATGAAGGAAGGTCTCAAAGAGACCATCGAAGCCATCAAGAACAGCAAATCAGAGACAGAGGCAATGGGGATCGCTATGGAAATCTTTGGAGCTAAGAAAGCCCCTCAAATGATAGATGCCATCAAGCGTGGTGCCTTGAGTTTCGATAAGCTAAGGGGAACAGCTGAAGATGCAACAGGAGTTGTTTCAAATACTTACGAAAGCACCCTTGATCCTATTGATAAATTCACCACTGCCCAAAATGGTTTAAAAATCGTTATGGCTGAAGTCGGTGGAGCTATTGCTGAAACATTCGCCCCTGCCCTTGACATCATTGTGGATGTCTTCAAAAAAGTCGCAGAATGGATCAACAACTTACCCGGACCCATCAAAAACTTTGTTGTGGTTTTTGGAACAATTGTAACAGTGGCCGGTGTACTTGCACCAATCTTCCTTGCCCTTCAGGCGGCTGCTGTAGCTGTGGGGACAAGTATAGGAGGGCTGATAGCTGCTGCATTGCCAATCATCGCAGTGATAGCCGCTGTTATTGCAGCAGTCACAGGAATAGTCTTGGTCATCAAACACTTGTGGGAAACCAATGAGGGATTCAGGAACGCTGTTGAAACAGTTTGGAATGCTATCATGTCAGTCATCAACACAATTGTCAAAGCTATCTCTGATTTTGTAATGCAAATTTGGGGGACACTGACAAGCTGGTGGAATGATAATCAACAACTGATTAGACAGACAGCAGAGACCGTCTGGAATGCTATTTCTGCAACTATCACCACAATCATGAATGTCCTTGGACCATTCATTGAAACTGCATGGAATAATATTTCAACCGTAATTTCAACGGTCTGGGAGACTATCAAAACCGTTGTAGAAACAGCCATCAACGTGGTATTAGGCATCATTAAGACTGTGATGCAAATCATCAACGGTGACTGGTCTGGAGCTTGGGAGTCCATCAAAGGGATTGGAGAAAGTATCTGGAACGGGATCAAAAGTATCTGTGAGTCTGTATTCAATGCAATGGCTCAGATTCTATCTAACATCTGGAATACTATTTCAAGCACTGCATCAAGCATTTGGAATGGGATCAGCTCATCTCTATCAGGAATCTGGAACGGAATTTCTAGTACAGTTTCAAGCGTATTCAACGGAATTTCAAGCACGATTTCAGGAATTTGGAATGGAATCAGCTCCACTGCATCAAGCATTTGGAACGGGATCAAAGACACAATTGGGGGTGCTATCAATGGAGCCAAAGATCTAGTAGGGAATGCTATCAATGCCATTAAAGGCTTCTTCAATTTTCAATTTAAGTGGCCACACATCCCACTACCTCACTTTAAGGCCAGTGGGTCACTGAACCCATTGGACTGGCTGAAAGGTAAAGGAATTCCAAGCATTGGCATTGACTGGTATGCCAAAGGTGGGATCTTAACCAAGCCCACAGCATTTGGCATGAACGGAAACAGCTTGATGGTTGGTGGAGAAGCCGGAAAAGAAGCAGTCCTACCACTGAATGAACGGAACTTGAGCGCCATTGGCCGTGGCATCGCCCAAACAATGGACCCACAAGGAACCGTAATCAACATCAACATCTCTGACAACATCATCAGAGAAGAAGCAGATATTGAGAAGATCGCTAATAAGGTATCTCAGAAGATAGCTGCTGAATTGAGGAGACAGAGAGAATTGAGAGGAGCGCCTGCATGGTAAAGTACAATGAATTGATTATTGATGGAGTTGGAACTTCATCATTTCCATTTGATGTGATCGTGCTTGAAGGCCCTACAATTCAAGTAGGTCTCTCAAAGGACAAACTTTTGAGCCATGATGGAGTTAGTGGATATATTGTTCAGTCAAACCCTCATAGGGAAGCGATTGAGAAAAAATACACTCTTCAGCTCATCAACCCAACAGAATTGCAAGTCCTTGAATTTGTCCAATTTCTCTCAAAAAGGAATTTCTGGCTTGAGAATCAACAGAACAAGCTCACAAGATGGTTCTGCTATCAGACAAAGGTGTCTGACACTCAGAGAGATAAAACTAAAATGTATTCTTTAGAGGTGACATTTGTTTGTCACCCTACAAAATACATGAAGAACAACGATGTTCAAACTCTCACCTCAAATGGTGTTATCAGGCTACAAGGTAGCTCACTAGCGTTCCCTAAAATCATAATTAGAGGAAATAGCTCATCTGAGACTAGCTTCACGATTGGAAAGCAAACCATCAAGCTTGAACAACTATCTGAGAGCGCTGTGATGGTGAATGACCCACAGAATCCAAGTTTTCTTGATAAGAAAGGGAATCTGGTGAAGTGGTCAGGAGACTTCATCACAATTGACGCTAACCAAGGTCAGAAGACTGTTGGTGTGGTTTTAGGACCAGGTATTCAATCACTTGTCTTTGAAACTAATTGGGGGTGGTTATAATTCTATATCTATTAGACAGAAATGTTCAAACAGTGAAGTGGAATGGGCAACCGCTCCACGAAGCGACAAAAGCAGAAGTTGAGGAAGTAATCAACATGAGCTACACGCTCAAAGTTGACTACCCAATCACAGACACTGAAATTTATAAGAAATTTCAGGAAGACATGCTCATCATCGCCCCAACTCCTATCACTGGCCGGCAACTTTTCCGGATCAAGGAGATCAGCGAGCAAGATGACACAGTAAGTCTGACTTGTCAGCACATCACAGAAGACATCTTCAAGCGCTCTGTTCGTCCTATCAAGGTTTCAAACTCAACCTGTCAAATCGCCTTGAATGCTATGATCTCAGCAGTTAAGACACCACTTGGGAAATTCTCCTTCTCAAGCAACATCATGGACAATAGAACATTCAACACTACTGAAGATGAAACACTTTATAAGATCCTGATGGATGGTAAGCATTCCATTGTTGGTGCTTGGGAAGGTGAGATGATTCGTGACAACTTCCTGATTGATATTCCAAAGAGTCGGGGCATTGATCGTGGTGTGGTAATCACCACACATCAAAACTTGAAGCAATATGAACGGAACAAGAGCAGTTCCAGCATTATCACAAGACTACATCTAAAATCAACCTTCAAGCCAGAAGGAGCAGAAAAAGACACGGTTCTGAAAGTTACCGTTGACAGCCCCCTCATTAGCAAATACCCTTATATAAATGAAGCTGAGTATGAGAACAATGATCTTACTACAGATGAAGAATTGAGAAAATGGGGTGAAGCTAAATTCAAGAATGGAAATATTGACAAAACCACTGATCAGATCAAAATTGAAGCTTATGAGCTAGATGGTCAAACTGTTCATCTTGGTGACACAGTGACCATCATGAGCTTGAAGCATGATGTCATGCTGAAGAAGAAAGCTGTAGGCTATGTTTTTGATGCCCTTTCAGAAGAGTATATCTCTCTTACATTCGATGACAAGGCTGGTCACGGTGGTGGCATGTCAGGCTCAAATGGAATTTCTGATGTAGCATCTGAAATCCTTGATACAGTTCAAAAGACTCAGGAGGATGATGAATACCACAAGAAATTGAAAATATTGGTTGATAATGCCAACAGGGCTCTTGAAGACAAAGCAGGAGCTTTGGAAAAAGAGATCACTGATGGCATTGAGCAGGCGAAAGCACAAGCTGAAGTAGTCAAAGAAGAAATCTCAGCACAGATCACTGGAAGATTCAATGATTTCAATCTTCGTATAGAAACAGAATTAGACAATCAATCCAGTAAGATTTTAGAGGCCAAAGGACAAGCAGAAGCTGCATTTAATCAAATGTGGTCTGTACGTTTCACAGCTGACAATGCATTTGAGAAGGCACAACAAGCATCAACTCAAGCATTATATGCTATTGATAACAATGATAAAATCAAATCAGAATTGGCTGATTTTAAGAAATCTGCACAAAAAACTCAAACTACATTATCAGAAGAAATCAATGCTTTTAAAAATCAGTACGGGACTAAATTAAATGAAGTTGTAAATACAACTGATGGAATTGCAACTAAGATTGCTGAAATTAAGACATACGTTGATAACGATGGCAACCGTACTGAAGAACTGAAGCGTTATGTCAGAAATGAGACATCAACCAATATAACCGCAGTCCGTGAAGAACTATCAACAAATTATATTAACAAAGCAACTTATAATGAGAATGCAAGAACGGTTGAAAGAAGATTTGAAGCACTCACAAGTGAACAAGATGCTAAGTTATCTACTTACAAGCAAGGTATTGATGGAAGATTCACTGAAATCACTAGTTTGCTAAACGGTAAAGTCAACCAATCTGACTTCCAGCGAGTTCGAGAGAACTCAGCATTGTATGAACGTGTTTTAGGCACTTCAGAATCTGATTTACCAAACAAAATGTCACGTTTGATCATGTCTAGCCAGATATTTCAAACAGAGGTTGGGAAATATGTCACTGATGATAACAACTTGATTGTTAATTCCATGACGATGGACAAAAATACGCTTGTTGGGAATAACAATCCAAAGGCAAGCGTATCTGTTAGTGATGGTATTTTTACAATAAAGGCGCAGGGATTGACAGGTTACAACTGGTCTGGATTTTCGCTACCAATTTACGTAAAGAAAATCTATCACGGTGAAACATACACCCTTGGTTTTAAATACCGTATCAAAGAGTATCCAGATAGCTCTTTTGCCTTTAACATAAAAAATCACGGATTAAATAAAATCCTTTTATCTTCCGATATTGGCAAAAATAAACCACCTTTAGGAGAATGGCAGGAATTCCAGAAGACTTTTACCGTCCAAGAAGATTTTGCTTTTGGCGAAGACGCAAACTATCCATTTTATATCTATTTGGCAAAAAATGGATGGATAGAGTTCAAAGAACCAATCCTTGTCCGTGGATCAAACACAGGGCCTTACAAGCCTAGCCAGTTTGATGACGCTTTTGCAAAAACAAAAGCGCTTGAATCACAAATGACTTCAAAAATTGGCGAAGTATCGGGCGCAACGGCAGAGGCTAAACAACTTGCTATCGGTGCTCAAGCTAGAGCAGATCAAGCCGCTGGAATCTCCCAAACAGCTCAAGAAAAAGCAGAGGACGCTCAAACTAAGGCAATCCAAGTCGCAGAGCAAGCCAGACAGGCACAAGCTACGGCAGAGGCTACACGGACGCAAGTCACACAGCTTGCTGGATCGTATGCTATCCAAAACTTAAACAGCGCAGGAGATTTAATTTCTGGTATCAATTTAGGAGCAAGTGGTTTGAATCGGATCACTGGTAGGGCTACTCACATCACTGGCGATACATTAATTGATAACGCAGTGATTAAATCTGCAATGGTTGACAAGCTTAAAACAGGTAATTTTGAAGCAGGATCAGTAACAACTCAGATTCTTGCGAGTAATGCAGTAACAGCAGATAAGTTGTTAGTAGATTCTGCCATGATCAATAAGTTTGTATCAAATCAAGCATTTATCAGAGAACTAGCTTCACAGAGAGCTTTCATCACTCAACTGACATCTGTGGGAATTTCTGCAAATGATATCCGTGGAGGAAGACTGACAGCAAATTCCGGTGTGTCTATTTTTGATCTAGACAATGGACGATTGTCATTATACGATAATTTCACAGGGGTTTTCCGTGATCAAACAAACGCTTCAAGTCAAGGGCTTTTCTTCCGGAATGATGATGTGACGATAAACGGAAGACGTTACATCAATTCTAAAGCCATCATTGGTGCTGACCGTCGGGACCATGACATCAGAAGGCACTGGGATCAAGGTGGATTTAATGGAATGATTGTTGATACCATCAAGGGAGTTGGTACAGGAGA